ACAATGCTTCCTACTAGCGCTGGTGGTGGAAGTATTAAAGCAGGTAGCCCTGATGCAGTAAAATATAACCAAATGGTTTCATCATACACTCCAAAACAACGTAGACAATTCTCACTTATTTAGGAATACACATGGCAGATAAATTCACAACAATGCTACAAGGCGGTGGTTTCAATCCATATAAAGGATTTATGCAACCTGGTATGCAACAACAATTTCAAGACGCACAGATGTTTGATACATTTATGGGTCTGTTGGGTGGCTATGGCAATTCTTTATATAAAGGCTACAGTCCAACTCAAAAGATTTTCAACACTATTGTTGGTGGATACACAGGAAGCCAAAACACAGTAGATCGATTTGGTAAAATCCTACAAGCACAAACAGGTCTTACTAAAGACAGACTTGATATTGCGCAAAAAGGTATGCAAAACCAAGAATTAATGAACAAAATGATCGCTACAAAAGAATTAGTTGATAGCAGTAATGATCCTTTCTTAAAAAGAGCATACAGCATTGATCCGGGTGCTATTACTAAAGCCGTATATGAATCTAATTATGCAAAAATGCCTAGATTAAGTGGTGATGATTTCTTCATTGCCAAAGCTTTGAATTATGACATCAATAATATGTCACAAGAACAAGCACAAAACATCATGAAGATCAGACAAGGTATGTCACCAAAAGATTATGCTGACTTACAAATCAATATTGCAAATATTAAAAAAGATATTCCTTCATTGGCAGATCAAATTCCACCTGGATATACTCAAAATGATGCTATGAATCAAGTCATAAGAAATGATCTTGTAAACAAAGTAAATCAGTTTAGTGAAGGCAATCAAGGAGGATATAGACCTCCAACATATATGCCCGGATATAATGTTAATATTCCATCAACTGATATATTAAGTAACAAACCATCATTTACTGCGTCTAAAGATGCTGAGTTTGTTGGAGGTGGATATACCCTACCATCAACCACCAATAAACAACCAGTAAATAAAACGGAACAATACCTTGCAAATCAAAATCAAATTCAAAACATTGTAGACCTAAATAAACAAATTTCTAAAAACACAGGTATTCAAGGTCTCACATCAGATTATCAATATTCGCCTAAATTTATACAAAAAATGATGGATGCAAAACTTGATAATCAAGTTAAATATACACAAATGTTTGATGATTTTAACAACACTTTAGAAAGTATTGACCAATTAAGTAATCATGCAGGTTTTAATAAGTTATTTAGTGCTGGTGGATTTATTCAAGGCAAACTTTCTAGGGATGCTATACAAGCCAAATCTATTTATGACAACATCATATCTAAAGGTGTATTAAATAAATTAGTAAACATGAAAATTAACGACCCTAATGGTGCTACTCCATTTGGTCAAATGAACTACTCTGAATTACGTTTAGTTTATGATTCATTTATTAAGCTAAAAGAAGCTGGTGGTGATCCTACTGCTGCAAAATTAGCTTTAAGTGAATTAAAAGAAAATATGAAGTTGGCTAGAGGCTATATGATGCAGAAAAGCCAAGGATATTACGGAGATGAATTAAACTCTAGTTACCCACAAATGTATTCACCTGATAACCTTGTTGGTCCTGGTGGACGATATGTAGCGACAGGTAAAGTGTTACAAGGTAAATACTATGGAATGGCAGATAACTTACAACCTGATGTATATTATGTGGTTATGGAAGATGGAACATATATCCCTGTTCCAAATAAAAAAACAGGCAACAATTTAACTAGACAAGACTATTATAAAAGGAATTATTAATGGTAGATCAGCTTATTGCACCTCCAGTGGAGGTTATAGGGGAGCTTGAAGACAATCCTTTTAACTTTGAACTTGACCCAACAAAAGCAGTTAAAGGAACAAATAGAAAAGATATAGACTTTCGTCCAGAAGACACTAGAGTCCCTCTAGAAAACAATCCTTTTGATTTTGATATCGAGGCACAAAAAGAAAGAGTTCCGAAAGACATACGAGTGTCTGACCCTATATCTTTTGTTATAAATACTGCGGCAAATTTTCCCGGATCAACCTTAGATCTTGCAAAAGCATACGCAGAACCAATCATTCACCCTGTAAGAACTGCGCAAAATGTTAAAAAGATATTTAACGGTTTTGCTGAGTTAAAAGCATATCACGAACTAAGGGAACAAAACCCAAACAATCCTGATTTAGCTATTACAGATGATATGAGAGCTGCGCAATCAGTTTTAGATTATTATGCTGAAAGATATGGTGATTGGAAAGGTGATGAAACAGACTCTTGGGATGTAATAGGCAAAAAGATATTAAGAACTATTGAGAATGATCCAGCAGGTTTTCTTGGCGATCTAACTATGATTTTTTATCCTACAGGTGGAATAACTAATCTAAGTGGTAGAGTATTAGGATCTGTAGAAAAAGCCTTAGGAAGCACAGGTAAAATTGGTCAAACAGTAACTAAAACAGGTCAAGCTATAACCACAGCAGGAACAAAGATTGATCCTATTTTTAGAACTGCGCAAATTGGTAAAGCAGTAGGTGTTCCTATTTTAAATTACATGGCAGGCCCTGGCACTACTCAATCTATGAATCAAGCCTTCAAAGCTGGACAAGCAGGTGGTGAGGCAAACAAATCATTTAGACAGGCTATTAAAGGTAAAATCAAAGAGTCTGATATCTTAAAGGCATTTAATAAATCAGTAAATTCTTTTAAAGCTAAGATTAGTAGTAATTTCAATTCTTTTGCTAATAGAATTAAAACTGTTAAAAATAAAGGCACTGAATCTATAGACTTCTTAAATAGAAAAATAGATGAGATTAGAAAAGATTTATTTGAAGATGTAGAAGTTCCAACAGGTAATAAAATTGAGTCTAAAACTGTAGATTCTAAAGGCAACCCTATTGAATCTGTAGATGAAATAAACATTGTAAGGCAAAAAAAACCCGGATCTAAGAATGTTGATGTTGAAAACTTTCTGTTATTAGAAGAAAGACTTGATCGTTTTAAAAATATGAATAAGTCTGACATTACGGATGGTGATTTATTAAACCTAAAACAAGATATTCAGTCCTACTTTACTCCTGGCAATAAATACAATGATGTTATTACAGACGCTAATAAATTATTTTTAGATGATTTAAACAAAATAGACACCAATACAAATAGTGTGTTTAGCTCTTATTCTAAAATGATTGATGATTTAGATGACTTAGTGGTTACTACAGGCAAGTCAGATAGACCACAACTACAAATCGGCAAACTACAAACTTTATTAAGAGATACTCCAAGAGGTAAAGTAGGTTTGCAAGAAATGGATAAGTTACTAAAAGAGTTAGATACTAATGTCCTAAATCAACTTGGTGGACAAAACCTAAATAGAATATTTAATATGGGTGGTATAAAAAATACACTCGGAGCTACAGGTGCTGGAGCAGTAGGGTCTTCAGGTATTTTGGGTGGTGTAGGTGTTGGTGTTAATCTGCCACTTGTATTAGGTTTATTTGGAGGGGGTGCTGCAGCATCTTCACCAAGATTACTAGGAAATATATCTAATATATTAGGTGTAGGTTCTAGATATACCAAACCTGGTGTTATTTTACCTGGAATGGGTGTAGACCGTGCAGTTCAACAAACTGCTTATGAGCCGTTCCCAATAGATCCAATGGATGTAAGCAAAATGGATTATCAAATTAATCCTAATTTGTTTGATCCTGACTTTTTAGCACGATGATATGGCACGACTTAACCCTACCCCCTATCAACTTATACAACGCACCAAAGGTAACCCATGGAACAAGTAAAAGAAACAGTAGCAGTTCACTCGGCAGAAATTGATCATATGAAACGAGATATTGACTACATCCTTGAAAAAGTAGATAAGATGGATCAAAAGGTAGATAACATCGAGAAAGTTTTATCTGAGCTAAATGGTGGCAAAAGAGCCATGATGTGGTTCATAGGTGTTATTGTGGCTATATTAAGTTTCTTATTTGGTCACTGGATGGATAAATAATGGATAGAATGACCATTATCATCGTTTGTTTTTTAATTATTGGTTTAATATGGATACAATATGCGTTTTCTGCTGACACTACTATCAAATATTCTGGGATGCCTGTCCCATCTGCTATGTCTCCTAGCATTAGTGCTTTCAGTAATGATATGTGTAAGTCAGGTGTTTCAGGTGGAGCTAACACAGGTGTTATTTCAATATCTGGTGGAGCTACTATAACCGATGAGAACTGTGAGCGAATCAAACTTGCCAAGGTAATGAATGACCTAGGATTAAAAGTAGCAGCTGTTAGCATACTATGCCAAGATGACCGTGTATTTGAGGCAATGCTTCAAGCAGGTTCTGCCTGCCCTATAAATGGTGCTATCTCAGATGCTGCAATGATGGCATGGTTTGAACTTAAACCTGAAGTATTTGAGAGGTTATATGGCAAGGATTGGCGTCCTCCTACTGTTACTTATCCAATGGAGTAATTTATATGCGTGGAGTTGTTACTATAATAATGGCGAAGATGGGTGGTATGATGGAACGAGCATGGTATGCGATGGTATCGAGGTTAGCGTGGCTATTGAGACTCATTACTGTGAATGGTATCGTCCTGATGACCCGTATTGCGCACAGTTTCAAGTCCCTACTTGCGTGGATGTGGTTGAATATAAAACAGAAATGTGTCCCACAAATTATACTGGAGCTATCAACTATAGCAGAAACTACTCTTGCCAAACACTCTCTTTCACAGAATGGGTTGAAAGTAGTAATAATTGCACTGCTTTACAACCTTCATGTGTTGAAAGCACTGAGTCTAGGACTATGGCGTGTCCTAGTGGTTATGAAGGACAAATTACTGAAACGAGGATAAGTTCATGCCCAAATCCCTACGCAGAGCCGTTATGGCTCGAGTGGCTAGAAGAAAACAATACTTGCAAACAAAGCGTAAGCGATCCACAATCCCCATTGTCGGTTACGAATCCTATAAGCCCTGTGTCTCCCATCAACACAGAATCTGCAATTGCACCTCAAATAGATGCCCAGAATAGCCCTGTAGAACCCTCTGTAAGCCCCGCTACGGGCATTTCTAACCCTAACCAAGGGGTAGGTATACCCAAAGAATCAAACGTCTCTGAAAAAGCTCAAACAAGTAGTAAGGATGACAAGAAGTCTAGCACCGATAAAAGTGATAGCACCGACACAAAAAATCAATCCAACAATGATGGGCAAAAGAATGATAGCAAGGATAGGAAAAACCCATCTATCAACAGTCCTAAGGAAATTGTTCATGGCTTTGGTCTTGTCCTTTCATTAGAATTATTAAATAAACCAATGGAGTTCTATCAACCACCCTTGGTAGACCCCTTTACTATAGCACAGGAGTTTCCAATACATGAATCTACCAGAGAGTTTCAACTTGACCTTCTCAAAAGGAACGATATCGAAAATTATTATTATAGTATTTCCGATGATACTTGGGACGGGATACGCAGGAGTGACATTCTACAATAAGATGTTAAAGACAATTGAAGCTACAAGTAAGTTCAGAGTTATTGAGGACAATATCAATACACTACAATTAACTGTCGATGCAATAAAAGAAAGACAGTTGGAAGGACTTAATACCAATGTTAGGCTACAAGAAAAAGTTGCTGATGCGTATGTTCTTGCAAAAGAAAGTAACGCAATTGCTCTCTCAACGCAAAGAGAATTCCAAGCTACAACAGAAGCAACAAAATCAGAAGTAGAGACTATGATAAAGTCTGTAGAAGATAAGCTCGAAGTAATTAAACGAGCTACTACTAACCCATTAGATAGGAGATAAAATGGTTTGGACAGCATTAATTTCACCAGTAGCATCATTACTGGATAAGTTTATAGAAGACAAAGATCAGAAGAATAAGTTAGCACATGAAATTGCCACAATGTCTGAAAAACACGCCCAGGAATTAGCTAAGGGTCAGCTCGAAGTAAACAAAGTAGAAGCTGCACATAGATCACCTTTGGTTGCTGGTTGGAGACCATTTATTGGTTGGGTTTGTGGTGTTGCATTAGCATGGCATTTTGTCTTAGCACCTGTTATACTTTTCTTAGCAGCGTGGTTCAATGTAACATTACCTGCTTTGCCTGAATTTGATATGGGTTCTTTAATGACTGTATTAATGGGTATGTTAGGTCTTGGTGGACTGCGCACCTTTGAAAAACATAAAGGACTAACTAAATGAGGCTTTCACCGCACTTTAGCCTAGAAGAATTAACTCATTCTGATACGGCTACAAGATTAGACATCGACAATACTCCAACAGTCGAGGTTATTGATAACTTAACTTTTTTAGCGAACGAATTAGAATATGTTAGAAATTTACTTGGTCATCCTATGCTTATTAGTAGTGGCTTCCGTAGCTATGCTCTCAATGATCATTTGGGAAGCAACAGAACTTCTAGCCACACAAAAGGCTTGGCGGTGGACTTTATTTGCCCTAGCTTTGGGAATCCCAATAGTGTGTGCGATGCTATCGTTATGGCAAACGTAAATTACGATCAAGTAATATTAGAATATGGTCGTTGGGTGCATTTATCTTTTCACCCAAACAAGCCTAGAAACCAAGCATTAATCATTGATAAGAAAGGCACTAGACCATATAAACAGTCGTAGGGTAACGTAAAGTAGTGCTACAATAAAAGCATGAAGATCCTACTTCTAGATATTGAGACATCTCCTAATACGGCTCATGTATGGGGGTTGTATAATCAAAACGTAAGTATTAACCAACTCATGGAATCCTCCTATGTAATGTGTTGGGCGGCCAAATGGCTAGGTGAATCTGAAGTGTTCTTTAGCAGTAAAATGGAAACTACTCATCGTAAGATGATTAGAACCATACATAAGCTATTGGATGAGGCAGATGCAGTTATTCATTACAACGGCACTAAGTTTGATATACCAACCTTAAACAAAGAGTTCCTCCTTCTCGGTTTAAGGCCCCCTGCACCGTATAAAGAGATTGATCTTCTCAAGACATCTAGAGCAAAATTTAAGTTCCCATCTAACAAACTCGACTATGTTGCAAAAGCTCTTGAGTTAGGTGAAAAGGTGAAACACATCGGTCATGAGTTGTGGATTCGTTGCATGAATAAAGACAAAAAAGCATGGGAAATGATGAAGAAATACAATATCCAAGATGTTGTATTGCTTGAGAAAGTGTATAACAAAATGTTGGCATGGATCAAAAATCATCCTAACCAAAATGCCTATCACGATGGCACTGTTTGTCCTACCTGTGGAAGCCAAAAACTTATTAAAAAAGGTGTTTCTTGTAATTCAACCCATAAATATCAGAGGTATGTATGCAAAAACTGCAACACCTGGAGTCGTGGGAACAAATCTTTACTAAGAGGTCAACCCTCCCTCGTAGCAGTCTAATTTTAACTATGGATATAAATGAAATAGCAGACCATATGACCGACAAGTTGGTTATAGGGGTCGAAGTCGAATATGATAACAATACACTGGTTTTAACACTTGATGATGGATCTACTATAGAGTTAGTTGTTGATAGCATTTTTGCTGAAATACAACCGTATGACTCGTAAAGGTGCAAAGGAGATAACACTTCCTAACGGTGTAGAAACAGACAATTACTCTAAAGATTATATTCTTTATTGTGAAGCATTAAACTTATCTAAAAAACCCTTATATAAAAGAAGAGAATGGCTAACAAAAATCAAAAATCAAGAAAGAGTCGATACCTTAAAATATTGGCTAGAGTGGATTTGGAAGAATTAATTGCTATCTTTATGGTTATTTATGGTTTGTATTTGATGGGTGTTTTAGTCACTGTGCTAGGTAAGTAGATATAATCCTCAAACAAGCAACTCGTGTATTCTGCATCTTGGTAATGTTCTTTTACATATAGATCTGCATACGCACAATTCTCAAAATGCCCAACATACATTGGGTCTTGCATAGTCATATATACGATTAGAACGTATTCAAACATTACTCGAACTGAACTTTGTTATCAGGAAATACTTTATGTCTTTTCCCAGAAGCTTCTTGTTCTACTTCAACTCTTATACCATCTTCTTCTTGAAAAAAATTAAGATTGAGCCATCTACCTTCAATTGCTATTCTTTTTGTTATCATTCTTACATAGTCCATTTCCATATATATCCCTACCACACCACCACTTTTCATGATAAGTGTTAGCAGGTTCTTTACACTTATGACAAACTTGTTTACCTACTTTAATCTTCGTCATGCAGTGGGTCTTCTATCCATTCATCAGGCATATTTCTTGGGGAAATTAATTTTGCCAATTCTTCAGCATAAATTTCTTCTTCTTTATCTAAATACCATCTTTGTTTTCGACATTCCTCGATCCTATTTTTTAACTTATCAACTTCGCTAAGATCAGAAGATTGTTTGTGTCCACGTCTATCTAAATACTTTCTATTGTTACCCTTGCAGTAACCTATGACTTCTTCTTGAGTAGACTTGGCTTTAATTACATCGAATGTTTCTATGCCACCTATTTTATAATGGTTTGGATTAATTGGATCACTCATTTTCAACGCTCCTTACAGATGTTAAATGATTACCACTTCCTAGATAATAACTATGCAACTTTTGAAACATATTGTCAATAAAATCCCGGTTGCCCATTTGATCTCTCAACTCATCAATATCGACATCTAGTAACCATACGGCTAATTTTAAAATATCTGAATCTGCCATCAACCAACGATATGCTTGACTTCTAAGTTGTGCTTTTTGATCAGCCTTATTTTGTTTCTTAGAATAATCGTGTAAAGCTCTTACAAAGATAGCTGCGATTAGCCTCCCTTCAGGTGACGCTGCTAATTGGTTGCGTAATTGGGTTTCCCCTCCCTTAACAATCATACAAATCCTTAGTTGTTTGTAATCATATTAACACAACACCTATTTATCTATGGATTATAATGATGTTGTAGGCAACTACAAATCTAAAGAAGGGAGAAATATTATGTGGACAAAACCATCAGCAACTGAAATGCGTTTCGGCTTTGAAGTTACAATGTATGTATGTAACAAGTAATAAAAAAGGGAGCTAAATGCTCCCCTTTTTATAAAGACATAAACTAGAAAGGAAGGTCATCTATGTCTTTACCATCATCTTGCGCCACTGGTCTACTGCGTGATGATGATTCGTCACGAGGAAAAAATACTTCAGAGTTGCCCAGGATTGTAGTCTGAACACCACCATCTCTTTCCTCTTTTGTTGTTGATTGACTGATAAAGCCATTATTACCGTATTGGTCTTTAGTGTCTGTATCTACCCATGTGGTTAGATTCATCCATTTATTACCATTTTTATCAGTAGTAACTCTGTCTTTCTCGATCTTGCTTAAATTAATTCCGATGTTAATTCCGTATCTAGGCATTATACCCTCCCTCTTTTAGTGCATTTTCTTTTGTATCAAATATTCCAATCATCTTCACACCTTCATCAGACAGAAAATGATATAGACCCCAAAATACTCCATTTTCAGCTACAAACATCAGTATTCGACCTGTAGCTTCTTCATATTGTATTCCTCTTTCTGCATCCCATTTCATACCTACTCCTTTTTATTTATTGCTTCTTGCATATCTTCAACTTCATTAAGGAACTCTATGACTTCATCCTCTAGTTCTTTAATAATCTTATCATCTTTTTCTATCCTTTGCACATATAATCTTAAATGCTCAGGAAAGAAGGGCGAGTATGACACGAAGTCACACCAAGAACGATTCGTGCAGGCCATCTGAAAATACATCTGTTTTAACCATTTAGACGGAATCTTCTTAGTTAGTAAAATCTCAGTGTGTGTATGAGATTGGGGACACTTGATCTCGATTAGTCCGTCATCACCGACCAATCCGTCTGGCGAAGCACCTGCCATCTTAATTGTAGGATGATCTATAAATCCCACATCTTCCACACTATGATTTTCTAATATATATGCGGCCTTAGCTTCATCTTCTGTATCTATTCCATGTTGCATAGCTGCATTTATATATGTATCTGTTTTTTGGTTAGTCAAACGCTCAGTAAGAAGTTGAACTTTATAAGCCTTCCTGGTTGCAGACTCACCTGATCGACCCTTGGAGGTCACTGCATCCATCTTACTAGCAGTAACCTTCCCTAATCGAGCCTCAAACCATTCATCAGTTCTTTGCTCCATCTCTTGCCCTTTCTAATCTGTCTAAAAAATGTGGTTGATATTGCGAGAACCACCAATTTGCTGTTTCACCGTCTTTATATAACTTCCATTTACAAATTTCATCTATATGAACAACTGCACTATGGGTATCCTCTCCCATGTTAAATGAAAAATATTGAACAATATAATATAGATCATTTATTTTACCTTCAATACAACCTTGCATTGATATTTCATCTTGCTGAGTTTTTTCCATAAACTTGTATGTATGAAAGTAGTGTCCTACTAAATCATTCCTTATTTCAAATTCTTTATTTTCCATTTTCCTCTTCCCTTTTAATTATTGCATTAACTATAGGCAATCCTTCTTTTCTAAGTCTATTATCCTTCCAACTATTAAATAAAGTTTTAACAGCGTTTACACCACCATCTTCAAAAGCATTATTCAATTGATCTTCTACGGCAATGTTTAATGTATCTTCACCTTTGTAGATATATAAACCGATACCAAACACGGCTATACATTTTGCTAGACATCTCATCATTGCAGTGTTGATATCCATTGCAGTTGGATTCTTAATTGCTTTGTTATTTTGGATAACAGGTAATTGCATACCCATTGTTTTACCAAAAGCATTTACCTTACAAAACACCATATATGTGTCATTGTAGATTTGTGGCTCATCAAACTCCCATGTTGCTTTTGGGTCTCTTCTTAGTAATTCTTCTACTGCAACTGTCCAGGTGAGGTAGTTAAAACGACCTTTTTTCTCGATATGTTTATCTACATTGACCTGTGATAGTGCAACAAAATCATAGATTTCTGCTGACATAATGTTCTCCTTTTTAGTTATGTATAGATAAGTCTATATTAGATTATAATAATAGTCAATTTTTATTTGACATTAAACATATTTTAATATTAGAATGAACTTATGTTTAATTATGGAGATAAAAATGGATAGAGATAGCTGGTTACAAGATTACGATGGTTATTTAGATCAACAGTATCAAAAGCAAGATGATGAAGAGCGTGAGCAACATGAAGCAGATTATGCAGTTGATGAATATTTTTTAAATAAAGGAAAGAAATGATAATTATAGATCCAAAAATAACTTTTACTGATGCACTTAATTATTTTAATGGCGATAAATTACTATTAAGAAAAGAACTAGGTGATGTCTCTAGGCAAGTAGTTTATAACTGGAAGAAGAAAGACCGTCTTCCATCAGATAAGGTGCTTATGTTACAACAATATGTAATCAAAAATGATATTTCTTGAACGATTAACACATGAGGTTTTAGACTATGACAATTATCTGCTGCGTAGGTTCACTAGCTATGCCATGGCAAAACAGTTTGTAGAGAATAAACCTGGATGTAAGGTCAAGAAGATTAAATTTGATTTATCACAAATGGAGGAGTGTTCATTTTGAATTATTATTCACACCATATTGGTGACTTTATAAAAGACACTAATTATTTAACACATGAGCAAAGAAGCATTTATTTATCTCTTATTTGGCTATATTACGATCAAGAAAAGCCTTTAGATAAAGATCTAGATATTATTGCTATGAAAGTTAAGGCAACCAAAGATGATATTGAGTTATTGTTAAAGATTTTTTTTACTGAAGAAGAGGATTGCTATAGACATTCTCGATGCGATATTGAGTTAGAAAAGGTCTACAATAGGTCTGAAAAAGCTAGACAAAACGTGCAAAAACGTTGGGATAAAGAGAAAAAATACAAACGTAATACAAACGTAATACTACCCAATACCCAAAACCCAATACCCAAAACCCAAGTTAATAAAGAAAAATCTTATAAAGACGATCCTAAATTTATGGAGTTTTGGCATACATATGATCATAAAGTTGGTGCAGTTGAAGCCTATAAGGTATGGGTTAAGGATAAGTGTGAGAAACAGTTGGATGTTATAAAGAAACATATTGCTTTTTATCATGCAAGTAAGAATTGGAAAGAAGGTTTTAGGAAAGATCCTAGGACTTATCTATACCAAAAGATGTATTTAGATGATGTAACAGGATCTACGCCTAAAATTAAAGGAAGGGTTTTATGAGTGAGATAACAGTTGGTGAAATGATGGATAGAATCATCATTACAAAAAAACAGATTGATGAGGAACATGGTGAGTTAGAAATAAATGATTATAAGATTAAATCTACAGATGGTTTTTATGATCAACTAATTAAGTATTATCGAGATGAGAAAGATTCCGGGTATTCACTACCATTTGCTAAGACTGATGGTAATTTCTCTGTAAGGTTAGGTGAATTAACTATTTTTACAGGCGTATCAGGTCATGGTAAGTCAATGATGTTGTCGCAGATTTGTTTGTATCTAATGAACTACACAAAAGTGTTAATTGCAAGTATGGAGATGAAGCCTGTATTGACATTATCAAGAATGATTACGCAAAAGCTAGGTGACCACAATCCGACAGATAAGTTTATAAAACAATTTTGCGATGAGTTTGAAAATAAGTTATATATTTATGACCAACAAGGGGTAACTGATAGCACAGATATGTTTAGTGTGTTGATGTATGGCAAAGAAGTATTGGGAATTAATGTTTTTGTAATTGACTCATTGATGAAGATGGGCGATATATCTGAAGACAACTATGATGCACAAAAAGTATTTACTGATAGATTAGCGGCCTATTGTCGAGACCTAAACATTCATGTGTTTTTAGTATGTCACACCCGGAAGATGTCTGATGAATACACACACCCTGATGCTACTAACATTTTGGGATCAAGTCACATTAGAAACCTTAGTGATAATATCTTGTTATGTTTTAGAAATAGGGAAATAGAAGATTTAAAGTTTGCAGGTAATTGTCCTGAGGAGCGAGAGAACGAACCCACTGCATATCTAAAAGTTCAGAAGCAAAGAAATTATCCATTTGAAGGAACATTTTCTTTGTGGTTTCATGAGAAAAGTTTGACTTATAAGGAGAAGCCAGTATGATGACAGTTAAAGAGTTGCTCAGTAGGATTGAAGATGTTTTTGGTGACGTAAGTAAAATTAGGTTCATTGACAACTGTGGTAACATACAATCTTGGGAGAAACGTGATGGTAAATTTTACCTTATCAAAACACAACAGAGACATTCTGAAACAACGCATTGATAATCTTGATGAAGACAAGATATACACTGTAGAGATTCGAGAAAGAAAGATTAAGCGATCTGTTGATCAGAACAAACGCCTTTGGAAACTATATACAGTTATTGGTGATTCACTTGGATACCAACCTGAAGAGATGCATGAATTATTAGCATTTAAATTTTTAGGTGAAGAAAAGAATATTAACGGTGAAAAGATTTTTAAAGTGCCTTCTACATCCACATTAACCATAGATGATATGGCAGAGTATCAAAGACAAATAGAATTTTGGGCATCAACTAACTTTGGGATGCAATTTAAAGATGGTCTATAGAAATAAAAAACTACTTGTTAAACTAAGAGATCTACCTTGTATGTGGTGTGGTGCTATGGATGGAACAGTTTGTGCTGCACATCGTAACCAAGGAAAAGGAATGGGATTAAAAAACAGTGACGCATTAGTCGCTTCATTATGTTTTACCTGCCATTCAGAATTAGACAATGGTGCAAAACTAACAAAAGAAGAACGTAGAGAACTATGGAATGAGGCTTATGTTAGAACAATGCAACATCTAATTGAAAATGAAATGTTGGTTCTTAAATGAGATATTTATCAGTTTGTAGTGGTATCGAGGCGGCAACAGTAGCTTGGCATCATATGGGTTGGAAGCCTGTTGCTTTTTCAGAAATAGAAAAGTTTCCTAGTGAGGTTTTACAACATCATTACCCAAATGTAGCCAACTTAGGTGATATGAATAAATTTAAAGAATGGAGTGTAGATGGAACAGTTGACCTTATTGTCGGAGGAACACCATGCCAATCCTTCTCAGTTGCAGGCCTCAGAAAAGGACTTGAAGATCCTAGAGGAAATCTCGCACTTACCTTTTGTGCATTACTTAATAAGTTTAGACCCAAGTGGTTCGTTTGGGAAAACGTGCCAGGTGTCCTCAGTTCCAATAAAGGACGAGACTTTTCTTCCTTCATCTCAGCGGTGGCTCAACTCGGGTATGGGTTCAGCTACAGGGTGCTTGACGCTCAAAACTTCGGAGTCGCACAGCGAAGAAGAAGAGTGTTTGTTGTCGGACATCTTGGAGACTGGAAACCTACTGCCGAGGTATTATTTGAGTCCAGTAGCCTGCAATGGGATACTAAGAAGAGCAAAGAAAAGAGGGAAAAAACTTCCACCGACCCTATACCAAGCGTTGCTAACTGTCTCCAAACAACTTGCAACAACTTCTCAAGATCAGACGGATTCAACATGATCCCATTGTTACATCAAGATTATGTAGATGCACTTTGCGCTAGAGATTACAAAGGATTAAATTCTGATAGTCTTCACAGAAAAGCTATTGTAGAAACATTAGCATATTCAGCAGACAAAGCACCAACCTTAACTTCTAGTGCTGCAGGTATAAGTCGAGTGGGTAATGATACTACGGCTGATAGCCAATACATTGCTTTTCATGCAACACAAGATCCTATTAGTGGTGATAAGTCACCGTGCATAGGTGCAATAGGTAAGATTGGAGTGATGGATAAATCAGATGCTATGAGGGTAAGAAGATTGACCCCTATAGAGTGTGAAAGATTACAAGGATTTCCTGACGGATACACAGACATCAAAGATAAATGTCCTGATGGTCCAAGATATAAAGCACTAGGAAACAGTATGGCAGTTCCTGTTATGAGATGGATAGGTGAACGAATCAATAAGATTGAGCCTAAATATCAAGATTGAGCCTAAATATCGAAATTTTCGCTTTTTTAAGGGGTTAAAATATGGGGAAAGGAAGTAGTAGACGAGTTGAAGATACAAAAAAAGTAGAATCAAATCCATTTTGGGAAAACACATCATTTGCAAAAAAGCAAAAGGAAAAGTATGGCAACGAGTCCAACACAACTGACACTAAAAAAACTAAGAAGTGAGGGTTATACCACTGTTCAAATAGTCGAGCGATGGAATGCCTTTGCAAAGATTAGACAAGATCTATTTCAGATCATAGATGTATTAGCCGTGAAAGATGGTGAAACAATTGGCATCCAAGTAACAAGTAAAACTAATGTCCCTGCCAGGATTAGAAAAATTGAAGAGTGCGAACACCTCAATAATCTTCGAGATGCGTCCTGGAAGATATTAGTTCATGGATGGTATAAAGAGAATAACCGATGGAAACTTAAAGAAGTTGATGTCAGTTAGATTGAGCTTATCTATTAAGATTGAGCATTAAATATGGAGGATATATGAAAAGCAAATATGATCATAGAAATTACGTTTACAAAATAAATGGCAAAGAATATAAAAAACCTCAAGCCTTGAAAATTATTTTGGATATTTTAGGAACGACAAAAAAATCAATGGAAGAAATAGCAGAAGAAGGAAAACTTTCTTTTGATAATGTCAGAACACTAATTCACACTTTAAAAGATAATAACCAAGTTTTAAACACGAAAGAAAGAAGAAACGGAAAATTCCTTTATAAGTCCATATATGATTGTTTATTGGCTCAGTTATTAACGCCAAAAGTTGAAGATATAGAAAAGGCGTTCAAGGTAAAAGGTAAAACTATTAAAAAGGTTGAGGACTTTAAAAATAAATCCTTAGGTTATAAGCCAAACAATATTAATTTTGGTTCATCTCATTACGATCAACTCGGCTAATGGAATTAGATTTCTTATTAAATATTTTAGATAATTGGGCGTTATGGATGCGCTCAGATAATCATCGCTTAGGATATCCTAGGAAATCTATTCTTCTTTCTAGTGGTGGTGAGAGTGTCGAGGGGGTGTTGGATGATATGATGCAAGAGATGGATTTAAAACACGTTGAAATCATTGACGCCCTTATTGAAGACCTACCAAAAGACCTCAAAATGGCTTTATATGCTAGATATTTGAGATCTAAAAAGCCGATGTATTACGAAATCAAATTAAATGATGCTATTGAGCGATTGCTGCAATTGGCTGAATCACGCATAAATTAAGGGATTGACGGATTCCGATTCTATGAGATAATTGGGGGGTGGGAAAGTTACGCCCAAAAAAAACCCCTCTTCCGAGGGGTTCATTTTTTAGTTGATCTTGAAACACAAATAAAGCATATAACTCAATGAGAAGGTCATAAAGACCATAAAGGCATATAAACATATTAACCCTAGCTTCTCATATAGCTTCCTATACCATGGTTTTTTATAAAAGATTGGTTGATAAATTTTTTCATAATCCATTTTGAATCCTTTCATGATTGGATAAAATAATTTAAAAAGTTTAAGAAGATAAACACCAAAAATAAGGTAAAAAGACCTTTTAATATTTCTTTTAATAGGTTTTTCATGTGTTCCAATACCTTTGAGATTTTGCGATGTTTTCTTGTAAATCATATAAATATTTATGATCTTTATCAGAATCAAATTTTAAAGCCCTTTTTAGATCATAGAAAAATGAGAGTAATTTTCCAACGTCTGATAAATAAAGGTCTTGCATTTCTTGAAGGTTATCTAATGCCGAATCAAAATCTTTAAATCCTTGTAATAATTTAATGCGTTGTTGTTCGGTTAAAGTTATGGATTTATCTTTCATTTGTAAATGTTCCTTTCTAGGGTGTTGTTATTAAATGGAATAGTAGTTCCGTTATAGTCTACGAACCAATTAAAGTCTTTTTGAAAGACCTTATAACCTAAACGGTATTGATTCGAGGCTTGGTTCATTCGTGTTTTTGTGGTGTTCGTATACCAATCACCACTATTTAGAATAATTTCAAAGTCGTTAAATTTTACAACGTCCGTTTCATGATATTTAACGCAAATGTAATTGCCATCACTATAAACGGTTGTTTTATGTGTTCCTAATTTAGATTGAGAAGCCATTTTTAATTCCTTTCTCTTTAAGATCATATTCATATAAAGCCATACGAATATGGTTTTCAAGAATCTCAAAAGACTCTTGAGGGGTTAAAATTCCGTTCTCAATGTCCTTTTGATGGACTTGGACGGTCTTACAAAACTCATGGTGGTTAAATGTTATGTTCATTTTATGTCCTCACGGTTAAATTGAAATTGATGTTCGCTCTCTTCTACTTCCCATAGATCATCAAAATCATTGTCTAAATGGACTAATTGAAAATTATCGCTTTCTGCTGCTTTTGCTACGATAGGATCAAGAAGCCCTTGATTCCAAAGGTCTCTGACATCATCAAGTGATGAACCTTTAACCCTAATTACTACGTCCATCTCGTAATGGCGTCTAACTGTTACATCATAAAATTTAGGCATTGTCATTCCTTTCTATAGGTGTGTATTGAGTTAATATAAATTTTGCCATCGTATCAGTTAAAAAATAGTATTGCTTCCAAGCGTCATAGGTTAGGAAATCGTTGACGTAAGAAAGATATAATTCTTCTACTGATAAAGAATGGTTAAAACCTTTTGGATAATAAATATCTTTGGGTAACTTTTGTTTCATGTGTTTTCCTCCATGTTTCTTTCTGCCTCTTGAATTTTACGATGAATTTTGAAGAGTAAATATTTAAGGTTGTAAATATATTCTGCATGAGATTCTACCCCTCCCAATTCTGAGAGGTTCTGTATCTCATCCATAATATTGTCAATAATTGTTGGGTGTAATTTCATTGTTAATATTGGATATGGTTTCATTGTTGATCCTCCATGATTTGGTTCATTGTGTAGTTATAAACGCTTCCGATTTTGATTCTATGAAATGATGCGTTTTCTTTTAAATAACTACGAGTTATTTTTGTTCCTCGGTTATGATGCGCTTGAGGGGGTAATTGTTGAATCTTTTCATATAATGAATTAATAGCGTCCGATTTATGGCTATCAATTGCCATTAATTGGTAACTATCATATGGATCAATAGAGTTAGAATAAATTGCTAACCACATTTTTAAACCTCACTTTCTATTTGATCAATATGCCATTCATCTAATAATAATGCTTTATTGGATTTTATGGCTTTATAAATTTTTGCGTCATAGTCACCTTGTAAAATGCCTTCGTGGAAATCATCAATATTATCGGCATTTGCTTTAATTTCTATGCGCTTTGAAAAATATACATTAATTGAAGCGATAAAATTATTCATTAAATTAACTCCTTATTAAATACGTTATCAATAAGTAAATTAGGAATAACCCAATTTACAAATAGGATATTTTTAAGTTCTTGAAGTGATTTAGATTCGTAAGATTGGTTTTCAATCTCTAACAGATAATTATCACCATCACCATTTATGATGTAACAACTGAGATTACAATAGAATAATCCTCCATTAGATCTGTAATCGTCATGAACATCTGTGAACCATGGTGGTAAATCATCACCTTTTAAGAATGTTTCTGAATCATTAAATTCTTGATAGGCTTGAGCGATTGTTTTAATTTTCATGATGCGTCCTCCCATCTTTTGATTTCATCTGCATAATCTGAGGCTATTTCTTCAAAATTGATATCATCTATAAAGTAATTAATTGCACCTTTAACAATGTCTTTATGATCATCTTCAAAATAGCAATACTCAGTAAAGAGTTCCTTGAGACGTTCTGCAAATTCAGAAGTATAAGAACAATTATTAAAATCCTTCGCTAAGTCTTTAATGCACAATTCAGAGAAGAATTCGAGGTTGGCTTTCCAAGTAGCATAGTTAGTCCAACCGTTATATTTGTCTGACATGATAAATCCTTTCATAGTTAAGTAGTAGACAATTAAACACTATATTAAATAGAACTAAATGTAAACAACTTATTTACGATTAAGGCTAAAAAAGATTATTTCGTAGTTATAAAGGGAATTAATAATAAATCTTGGTCAAAATATATTCAGTTGAACAAATAATTACTAATTGCTGCAAAAGTTCATTAAAGGCATTTTAAAGCCCATAGAGCGATTAAATGTTCCAGGGTAGGGTAAGGTATACCTTGGCAGGTAAAGTCCTCACCAGGGGCGATTGTGTGCGTTTTAGAATGATTGTTGATATTAATAAGCATAGGTCTTGCAGGGGCAAACAATAAAATACATATGTAAATCAATGGTTTACGTTTAAATTAAGAGGTTATTAAATGAGTGATGAACAATTAAATGCTCCAATTGAGGGCAAAAAGGATGAAAATGCACCAAAACGAGGCAGGCCCTCACACCTTCCAAATGACGATACCCGAAAAACTGTATATGAGTTATCGTCAGTAGGAACAACGTATGAAGATATCGCCACAGTATTAGGCATATCGCATGACACGCTAAGAAAGCATTACAAACCTGAGTTAGATAAAGGTCGTATTGACGCTAATGCGATTATTGCTGGGACATTATTTAAACAAGCCCAGGATGGCAATACTTCTGCTGCTATTTTTTGGCTCAAGACACGAGCTAGATGGAAAGAAACAACTCAACATGAGGTTTCAGGTAACCCGGATGGTTCACCTGTTGAAGTAAAAATCATTACGGGAATAGATGACTAACCCCCACCCCCTTATTTATATACAAACGTATTACAACCGTATTACAAAACTAGGGTAGTGGTAATTTTATACTAGGAGTAAATTATGCCAAATGTAGGCGGTAAGAAGTTTGCTTATACAAAAGCAGGTAAGAAGAAAGCTGCAGAATATAAAAAGAAACAAGACAAGAAAAAGAGTCGCAAGGGATACAAGAAGAAAGGTAAATAATTATGTCTAATTTAGGAAACTTATCTCCACAAGAGTTAGAAATGCTAAAACTCAGAATGATAGGTAATGATATGGATCAAGGTATTTATAACGATCCTGAGTATCAGAAAAACCTCATTCAACAAAAAAACGACATGATTAGGATGAAAATGAGAACGCCTAATTCTGTTGTAGATCCCAATACTGGTGAATATTTGGGTGAATATGAGTTTATGAGCTTATTATCTCCTGGTGGCGCAACACCTTTTGGACAAATAAACCAAAATGAAATGAATCTTATTAACCAAAATGGTGCTACACCTTTTCCACAGTTAAGCACAAGTGAGTTAAATCTTAGTAGATTGTTAAATCAAATTAAAATGTTAGGCGGTTAATTATGGCAAAGAGAGGCTTGTATGAAAACATCCATAGAAAAAGGAAACGTATTAAGGCTGGATCTGGAGAATCAATGCGCAAACCTGGAACTAAAGGCGCACCAACATCAAAAGCCTTCAAGCAAGCCGCTAAAACAGCCAAAAAGAAAACTAAGCGAACTTCTAAAAAACGTAAGTGATTGTGTCTAATGTGGTCATATCATTTTTATTGGGGTTTTAATCTAGGATTCGAGATCTACGAAGGTGAGGTTGAAGGTAACCTTGTAGATTACTTCCTAATTAACCTTGGTCCTTTAAGAATACAGAAAGCAGAGTGGGCGTAATGGCAGTGAAAAAGAAAAAAGTAAATCTCTCTGTAGGTAGAGGTGAAAAACGCTCAGTCAAACAAGGTGCTGGTCTCACGGCTAAAGGAAGAGCGAAGTATAATAAAGCAACTGGTAGTAAATTAAAAGCTCCTGTGACAGGTAAAGTTAAACCTGGAAGCAAGGCCGCTAAAAGACGTAAGTCATTTTGTGCGAGAAGTAAGGGGTGGACAGGTGAGAGAGGTAAAGCTGCTCGTAGAAGATGGAAATGCTAGACGATAGCCCTTGTAATGGGGTATGTCGAATGAAAGATAATCACTGTATATCATGTGGTAGAGACTATGAAGACTTAGCACAATGGTTATACATGAGTAGAGAAGCAAGACTAGATAGAATGGAACAACTTAAAAAGGAGCGATGACCCTTATGGAGTCGCAAAACAAAATGGACACCGGGTATAGACCCCGTCCACCACAAAAACAAATACACAGTTTAGTAAAGAATAATCGATTCTCAGTAGTGGTTGCTCATCGTAGGATGGGTAAAACTGTATGTGCTATTAACCAACTGATTCATTCAGCGTTAAAATGCAAGAAACCTAATCCTAGGTTTGCATACATAGCACCAACTTACAATCAGGCGAAAAGGGTTGCTTGGGATTATCTTCTTGAGTATACAAGACCGCTTGGTGGAAAGGCGAACATTGCAGAATTACGAGTGGACTTTATGGGTCGTAGGATTTCTTTGTATGGAGCTGATAACCCAGACTCTCTTCGAGGTATCTATCTTGACGGTGTTGTCATTGACGAGATAGGTGACGTAAACCCATCTTTATTTACTGAAATTTTAAGACCTGCCTTGGCTGACCGTGAAGGTTATTGTATGGCTATGGGAACTCCAAAAGGTCAAAACCATTTTAAAGACTTGCGTGATCGTGGTGAGCGTAACGATGGTTGGGCATTATTAGAGTTTAGAGCATCAGAAACTGATCTTCTACCTAAATCAGAGTTAAAAGCAGCGCATGAAGAAATGGGTGAAGACAAATATATGCAAGAGTTTGAATGTTCTTTTCAAGCTCCTGTAGAGGGTTCTTACTACTCTAAAATGATGCACGACTTAGAAGAAAAGAGTCGTTTTGTAAACATCGAGCGTGATGATTTAGCAAGAACATATACTGCTTGGGACTTAGGTATGTCGGATTCTACGGCTATTTGGGTTGCTCAGTTAGTAAACAAAGAAATACGTTTAGTAGATTATGTTGAAAACCATGGCGTAGGTTTAGATTATTACGTTTCTTGGCTACAACAGAATGATTGGATGTATGCAACACATATCCTTCCTCACGATGTTGCAGTTCGTGAGTTAGGCACAGGAAAGTCTAGGCAAGAGATGTTAGAAGATGCAGGCCTCTCTGTTACCATTGCTCCAAAAATTAACGTAGCTGATGGTATACAAGCTGTTAGACGAATTTTACCACGTTGTTGGTTTGATCCTGAAAAAACAAAACTTGGCATGGATGCACTTCGTAACTATAGACGAGTGTTTGATGAAAAACGTAATGTCTTTCATGACCGACCTTTACATGATTGGTGTTCTCATGCGTCTGATGCCTTTAGGTATTTAGCAGTAGGTTTAGACGAAGCACCAGCTGAGCAATGGCATCGAACCATTGAAGTTAATAACAATTGGATTGTATAAATGAGCGAAAAACTAAAAGCAATATTAGAAAACGAGATTGAAGATGCCATAGGTTATCTTGAAACCGAAACAACGGATGAAAGACAACAGGCACTCGAATACTATCTGCGTGAACCCTATGGTAACGAGGTAGAAGGTAAATCTCAAATTGTAACTGGTGAAGTTGCAGAAGTTGTTGACGGTGCATTACCTCAACTTATGCGCTTATTTGCATCCGGGGATAAGGTTGTGCAATTTGAACCTGTCAATGACGGTGATCAACCATTTGCTAAACAAGCAACAGAATATGCTAATTGGGTGTTTAACAAAGACAACGATGGCTTTCTTGTTATGCACAATTGGTTTAAAGATGCACTCTTGCAAAAAGTAGGTGTTGTAAAAGCATATTGGGAAGATAAGATTGATGTAAAAAAAGAATCTTATGAATACTTATCTGAAGACGATTTAGCAGTTATTATCAATGATGATGAAATAGAAGTTGTAGAAAAAGAATCTATAGAAAAATTAGTTCTTGAAGAACAACTTGGTCCTAATGGAGAAGTGCTAATCCCTGCTCAATACGAATATTTTTATAACATTAAAGTTAAAAGATCAGAAAACAACGGCAAGGTAACTATTGAAAATGTTCCACCTGAAGAGTTCTTAATATCTAAACGTGCAAGAACAATTAGCGATGCACCTTTTGTCGCACATCGTAAAATGGTAACTCGTTCAGAGTTGATCGCTATGGGTTACGATGAAGATACTGTAATGGAGTTAGGGACTGGTGATGCACTAGAATTTAGTCCTGAAAGAATAGCACGATACACTCGTGGTGAACAACCGACTGACATGGATTCTGATGATGAATCTATGCAATTAGTAGAAGTGTATGAATGTTATCTTAAAGTAGATGAAGACGATGATGGGATTGCTGAATACAAGCGTGTTGTTTACGCATCACACGAAATATTAGAAGAGCATGAATGTGATTACAACCCATTTCATTCTTTATGCCCAATTCCAATTCCACACAAGTTTTATGGTCAGTCATTAGCAGATCGTGCCATGGACTTACAATTAATCAAGTCTACAGTTGTCAGACAGATGTTAGATAACTTATACCTTACTAATAACTATCGAGTTGGTGCAGTTGAAGGACAAGTTAATTTAGATGACTTACTAACATCTACAGCAGGTGGTGTGGTTCGTATGAAGAATCCAAATGCTATTGTCCCTATGACAGTGCAATCTTCCGCTGGACAATCTTTCCCAATGTTAGAATACTTAGATGGTATTCAAGCTAGAAGAACAGGTATATCTGATTCTCAACAAGGCTTAGACCCTAATGTATTACAAAATGTTACTGCCGCAGCCGTCTCTGCGATGTCGGCAGCATCAACGGGTAAATTGGAACTAATCGCCCGGATCTTTGCAGAGACTGGCGTTACTTCTTTATTTAGAGGTATTTTACATTTACTTTGTAAATATCAACAAAAAGAAAGAATTGTTCGTATCAACGGTCAGTTCATACCATTTAATCCTAGAGAATGGAAAAACAACTACAATGTAACTATCAATGTAGGTCTAGGCACAGGTCAAAGACAAGAACAACTTTCTACTATGGCTATGATCTTGCAAAAACAAGAACAAATCTTACAACAGTATGGTTTATCTAATCCTCTTGTAAATATAAAACAATACAGAGACACATTAGCTAAGTTTATTAATATGGCTGGATTCAAAGATTCTACTGAATTTATGAATGAAATTACACCTGAAATGAACGCTGCATTATCACAACCACAACCTGAGAAACCTGATCCAAATACACAAGCTGCTCAAGTGTTAGCACAAGTAGAGCGTGAGAAGGCTCAGTTGAAAGCACAAACAGACCAAGCTAAGTTACAGTTAGATCGTGAACAAATGCAATTAAAAGCACAACAAGAAGCATTAGAACTAAAACAAAAAGAAGTGCAACAAACTGCTGATCTTGCATTAAAAGAACTGAAAATTAAGCTAGACGCTTCTAATGCAGATAAAAAATCACAATCTGACCAAACTAAAACAATCATGGATGCGTTAGAAAAGATTAACAATATTGCTAATAGAGGTATGTAATGTTACTTAACTACGGACTACAACAAAAAGCACCTAACATTGTATCTGCACCACAATCTTATATTGATAAAGATGCAATTCTAGGATTAACTCCTAGTCAATATGAAGGTTTAAAGTCTGTAGGTAATACTGGATACTTTTATGGTGACAATAGAATGTATGAACCATACAAAGTTCCTGCAACAACTTATTGGACAAAAGGTTCTGGCATACATAGTGGTTTAGGTGGTTCTGTGCAAAGACAATATCAACCAAGCACTAATATTGCAGGTGTTACCCAACCAAGCAGACCATCAAATAATGTATTAGGATTTCCTAGTGGATATATAGCACAAGGCGGTGCAGAAACAGGCACAATATACAGAGGCACACAAGCATTTAGACCAGTTAATGTAGATGTAACAGGCTTTAGTAAATCTAAAGGTGATGATGATATTTATACATATGATCCATCTATGGCATACATTTATGCAAACACACCTAGACCTGCACCAGTGCAAACACCGAATATTATGTCATTCTTATCAGCACCTACACCAATGGCTGCACCAACAGGTAATTATGGAGCAGGGAGATATTTAGGAAACACAGGATTATTAGGTGGTTTAGATTTTGGATTACCTAGCGGTCAATCTGCAAACACACAAGGAACAGCGTAATGGGATCACCAGCATTAGAAAATTTTTATAACGCATCTCAACAAGTTGCAAAATTAGCAAATGTTCCAGTTAGCCAAATAGTTCAAGTTGGTTATGATGAGCAAGGAAATCCTATATTTGATAAAGTGTCAAATTTAAACAAGCAAATTAATACGATTGCTACTGACATTTATAATGACTCACCTAATGACCCAAGATTTGCAACTGCTGACCCTAACTCTCCAAGTGGGTATTCAGTATTTAATGACCCAATTAGCAAATTTGATTTATTAACTAATTACAGACAAGTAAATGACAAATATGTCCCATTATATGGATTAGAGCCATTACAATCTTACAATCAAAAAGTAAACCCAATATCTAATAACGCTTACTTTAATCGAGTTAATCCATACACTAGACAACTAGATGCGTTTACCAGTTTATTAAATCCTGCTGCACAATATGCACAAAAGCAGGGAAATCCAAACCCAGAAGCATCAATGGGTGATAACTATTCGGTAGGTTAAGATGACTAGACAAGAAGCAATACGCAACATCCTTCAAGATGACGAGTTTAATAAAGTTATCCAAGAATTGCGTGAAAACCAAGTAAACAGAATTATCTACTCTAACGAAGACGATGCTAAAGAAAGAGAACAAGCATATGTCAGAGTTAAGACGATAGACGAACTCATGGGTTATCTTGAATCCATCGCTAAAGATAGCGAGATAAAAGATAAAGCATGGAAGATATTATAGACTTTTCTATAATGGCAACCCTTGCCTAAAGGGAACATTAAGGAAATACAATGAGTGAAGAAACCATGACACCAGAGACTGGTAGTGGAGAACTAACTGTGAGAGATGCTGCTACACAATTTGAAGGCTTCTTATCAGCAGGTGAGGAATCTACGGATCAACCAGAAACTGTTGAAGCAGAGGCAACTGAAGAAAGTGTAGAAGAAGTAGTAGACGAATCAGGTGAAGAGGAAGTTGTAGCCGATGAGTCTATGGAAGCTCAAGATGAAGGTGATGAAGAAGTCGAGTATGAAGAAGAGGAGCTTGTAGAAGAAAATCCAACCTATACTGTAAAAGCAGCAGGTGAAGAGAAACAAGTAACCCTTGATGAATTAATGCAAGGCTATCAGCTTGGTGCAGATTACACGAAAAAGACTCAAGAAGTTGCTGAACAACGCAAAGCTATTGAAGCAGAGCAACAGGCAATTGTTGAAGCGAAACAAGTTAGGGATACATATGCTCAACGGCTACAGGCTATTGAAGAATTTTTACAACAAGATTCTGAAACACCTGAATCATTGGCCGCAATGAAAGAAAACGACCCAATAGGATACGCAGAAAAAGTCGCAGATATGACTTTAAAAAAAGAACAGTTAGCACAAGTTCGTGCTGAACAGCAACGCCTTGCCCAACAGCAACAAGCGGAGCGTCAGCAAAACATGGCTAAACATATTCAACAGGAAGCACAAAAACTTTCACAAGTCCTACCAGAGTTTTCAGATCCAACCAAAGGCGAACAAATCAGAAATGAAATTCGCAATTATGGTAAGAGTGTAGGTTTTACAGACCAAGAGTTAGCTAATGTATACGATTCTCGTCATGTATTAATGCTACACAAAGCGATGCAATACGATAAACTTCAAAAATCTAAACCGTCAGTAACCAAAAAGGTAGCGAAAGCTCCCAAGATGGTTAAACCTGGAACAAAGGTAAAAGAAGGCAATCGTGATCTTCGCAAAAAACAAATGAATAAGCTAAAGCAAACTGGTAAAGCTAGGGATGCTGCGGCTCTTTTTGAAAACTTTATATCATAAGGAAGTGAAT